GTATAAACACGCGCACCAGCTTCTCCGGGAGAACCGTCATCTGCTGACCTTCCAGCAGGCCGCTACAATTGAATGTCAAATCAAATATTCTCCTGAAGCGGCCATTAAGGGCCTGCGTAAAATCCTATACTGGAAACGTCAAAACGAAATGCACCGTTATAAAAACGGGTGCTGCGATTCGTCCGGGGAAACGTTTATTTGATGGAGGTTATATATATGCTGCGTACTATTATGGAATGCATCGGTTTTTGGTGGGTCCTATTCTCCACCGCGGTCACGATTCTGGCCATTTATGAAATCTTAAAAAAGGATTGATGGCGATATGGCGCGATATGCAATATTAAACACGAACGCTGGAGTATTCTTTAACGGATGGGTCGAGGGCATCGAGCTATATTCCACCACCGCGGATTATAAGAACGCATTTAGGTTCGAAACTCCGGAGGTCGCTCGTGCTGTATGTAGGGACCTCAATTCATCGGACAGCAATTGGTTAGTTGTGGCCGTAAAGGAGTACTACGCTATATGACGACTGGAGAACGTATACGTGAAGCTCGGGTAAAACGTAAGATGACGCAGCAGGACCTCGCTGACGCGCTCGGGTGTACTCGGCAGGCTGTTGGCCGTTATGAAAATGAAGAACGCATCTGTATTGGGTTTTATGGAATCGCTAAGATATGCAAATCATTGAGTGTCTCGGCTGACTGGCTGCTCGGCTTGACTGATGAAGGAGGTTATTAATGATTATCTTTGAAAAAACACAAGTATCCGGGTGGGACGTCGCTGTGCGAGGGATGAGAAACCCGCTCGCAAGCTGGGACCGTTCCGACTCTCATGATGTTTCAGATTCTGTTTTCGAGCTCGGTGAAGCGGACCGGGCGCTGATGGAAAAGCTGAATAAAGCCGGCGGACGTTCTCATGCTAAATTCATGCGGTTTATAAACGTGTGCGTTGATATAACCGCACCGCGCTATTGGTGGCAGGAGTTTTCGACTTATAAAGTCGGCGTCTCGATGAATTCATGCAGCACCATGTTTTCTATCCTGAAGCGGCCGCTCACGCTGGACGACTTCTCGACCGAGGGCTTGTGCGCGTATGCTCTGAGGAATCTGAACGACACCGTCGCGTGTATTAATGACCTGATCGCTGATTATAAGGCAGTAAAGGGTGACCAGCTGCTGCAGGTTAAAAAGCTGCTCCCGGAATCGTATATGATAAAGGCGACGGTCCAGATGAATTATGAAGTCCTGCATCGCATGTATTCTGATCGGCACAACCATCGCCTGCCTGAATGGAGCTTCTGGTTCTCTGAATGGGTTAAAACGTTACCTCTGGCTGAGCTGATTATGGAGGGAAATGATGACGATTGAACAATATCAACGCGGCGCCGCGCGGACGATTCCGGAAGGCATGACTAAGGGTGAGCTCACGCTGCAGGCCGTTCTCGGGATCGCGTCCGAGGCCGGCGAGATAGCTGGCGCTTTTGAAAAGCATAACCGTGGGCACCAACTCTCCGTTGATGATATCGTGAAGGAGCTTGGTGACGTTATTTGGTATATTTCTATGTACTGTACTGCTAATAATATTATGCTCGAGGACGTGCTCCAGCGGAATCTGTCCAAGCTCGAGGCTCGGTACCCGGAAGGACGTTATAGCGTTGAGCGCTCGCTGAATAGGGACGTGATGGCTGAATGAATAACAACCCGGCTAAGGTATATCTGCAATCATATAATCTGGCGAAGGTCCGACTTCGGGCCGTGACCATGGAGCTCGCCGACCGTTATTACGACGCGGCTCGCGTTGGATCCGCGGCAATGGATGCCGACCGGGTGACGTCATCTCCGTCTGGAGACGGATTGATGAACGCGACCATCCGTCTGATTGAGGTCGAGGATAATCTGAACCGTCAACGTGATATGCTGCAATCTCTGATGCGCGGAGTGTTGGAAACCATCAACTCTCTTTCCGATGATCGTTATAAAACGTTGCTCTATATGCGTTATATACGCTGCATGCCGTGGTCGATGATCAGACGCGAGATGCATTACGAGGAGCGCTGGTGCTATGAGATTCATGGACGCGCGCTGGCAGAAGTCAATCTTAAAATAAAAAAAGATTGAAAAAACTAAAAGTGTGCAGTACAATGCAGTTGTATATGTGCTATTATGCTAATGCGGAATGCAGGACACATACCGCGTCACCTCCGGGAGCGCTGGGCTAATCACCCGGCGCTCTTTGCATGTTATCGTGTTAGGTGTGCCGGCTGTGATTGAGTCACGAATGTTTATTCGTATGTAGCGGCGGGACATGGCTTCGGGCGGGAGGAGTCATCCGGAGGGGAGGCGGTGCCTATTCCGCATAAGGACCATTATAGCAGCGCCGGTCACGAGGCGTGGCGTCGTGCTGTGCTTCGTCGCGCTGGGTATCTCTGCGAGGAATGCAAGCGCTACGGCAGGCTGGATAAAAACGGTCTGCCTGTCGCGGCGACGACTGCGCATCATGTTAAGCATCTGGATGATTACCCAGAACTCGCTTATGACGTGACGAATGGTCGAGCGTTGTGCGCTGCTTGCCACAACAAGGCGCATCCTGAGAAGGGTGGACGCTACTGGTAGCTCCCCCCCGGGGGACCGAGCTCCTGAGGAGGGGGTTCACCAGCCGGTGTGGGGCGTCATTTGTATATGCGGCATAAAATTGGCCGGTGGGGTCAACAATGCCGCTCCGGAGGGGACGTTGTATGATTATCGAAAACAAAAAAGTCGAGGACCTGATTCCGTACGGCAGGAATCAAAAAAAGCATGATGATCGGCAAATATCAAACGTCGCGAATTCATTACGAAGGTTCGGATGGCGTCAACCAATCGTTATCGATAAAAACGGAGTCGTCGTCATAGGGCATTGTCGTTTGCTTGCTGCTAAAAAGCTCGGAATGTCCGAGGTTCCGGTGACGGTTGCCGACGATCTATCCGAGGACGAAATTCGCGAGCTCCGAATCGCGGACAATAAAACAAACGAGTCTGAATGGCTGACGGAGTTTCTTGTTGACGATCTGGAGGAGCTGGGTTTCGAAGGATTCGATTTTGATTTTAAGGGAGTCAGCCAGATGTCCGGTGACGAGGCGCAGGAGGATGATTACGAGGTTAACGTTCCGGAAACGCCGCGGACGAAACTCGGCGACCTCTGGCAGTGCGGACGTCATCGCCTGCTGGTCGGCGACTCCACCATGCTGCATGACGTTGAGACGTTGATGGGCGGCCAGAAGGCAGACCTGCTGTTGACGGACCCACCTTATAACGTCGCGCTCAGTATGTCCGGAAGCGCTGAGTCTGAATCTAAACGGCACCGGCGTACTGACGGTCTGTTTATCATGAACGACAAAATGGACGACGAGAAGTTTCTGCAATTCCTGACGGACGCATTTTCTAACGCGCGGTCTGTTATGAAGGCAGGCGCTTCTTTCTACATCTGGCATGCAGATAATCAGGGGTTGGCATTCCGTCAGGCCTGCGTTGACTCTGGATTTAAAACGCGTCAAACGCTTATCTGGAATAAGTCCGCGCTGACTCTGGGCCGTCAGGATTATCAATGGAAACATGAACCGTGTTTATATGGCTGGGTTGACGCGGATCCGGAGCCGGGATGCGATTATAAAACCGAGCATGAACCATGCCTTTATGGATGGAATGACGGAAGCTCGCACTCGTGGTACGCTGATCGGAAGCAGACGACCATTCTTAATTTTGAGCGTCCGTCAAAGTCTAAGGAGCACCCAACCATCAAACCAATTCCTTTGTTTGATTATCAAATCCATAATTCGTCCAAGGCAGGAGACATCGTTCTCGATCTGTTCGGCGGCTCTGGTACGACCATGATATGCTGCGAGCAGGACGGTCGGTGTGGGTACCTGATGGAGCTCGACCCGCATTACGCGGACGTTATTATTGACCGGTGGGAATCCTTAACGAGCCAGAAGGCGGTACTGCTCAATGGCTAAGGGAATAAACGACGCGTCGATCCGGCGAGAGATTATTAAACGCATGCGGTCCATCGGGACGTACCGTGACGAGTTTATGCCGACCATCGAACGCCTCGCTGCGTTATATATACAATGCGCTAAGATCGAGGAGCAGTTTGCCGCGACGGGCGGTAACGCGGTCGTTCGTCATACTAATAAGGCAGGCGCGACTAATCTATCAAAGAACCCGTATTTGTCGGCGCGCGACGAAGTGTTTACTCAAATCCTCGCGCATGAACGTGAGCTCGGCTTGACACCTGCCGCGCTTCGAAAGATGGGAATGCAGGCCATCTCTGAAGCGAAGCCGTCGGCGCTTGCTGAGGCGCTTCGGAAGCTGTCCGGTGATTAAAGGCAAATATTCAAAAGAGGTACTTGGTTATGCAAACGGCGTTATTGATGGATCTATAATAGCAAACGCTGACCGGGTCCTCTGCTGCAGACGCTTTCTGGATATGGTTCAAAGCGGCGATTATGATATACGCACTCGGGACGCTGACTTCGTTATTGGAATAATCGAAGCAACGTTTAAGCACCGTCAGGGAGAGAACCTTGCAGGTGAACCGATGCGCGGCGCGCCGTTCCTGCTGGAGCCATGGGAAAAGTTCGTTATATACGGCATGCTCGTGTTCTTCAAAAAAGGAACCAATGAGCGTGTCGTGAAAGAAGCATTTATATTCCTACCCAGAAAAAATTCAAAAACTCTTTTGGTGTCGGCGCTGGCTTGGGCTCTGGCTCTGCTCGAGCGCATGTCCGGGTCGAAGGTATACGTCATTGGTGCCGCGTTAAAACAGGCGCTCGAAAGCTTCGATAATTGGCTATATAACATTGATAATGGCCTATATGAAAGCAGGGTCGCTGCCGAGGCAGATGGGTGGCGTGTGCAGAATAATTACGCTATGCACTCGATCTCGAACGAGAATATATCTGGCGGATCAATTCATTTGAATGCTCTTGCTGCCAACCCTGATAAACAGGATTCGTTCAACGCCAACATTATTATTGCTGACGAAATTCACGCGTATAAAACGCCAAAGCAATATAATATCTTGAAAGAAGCGACAAAGGCCTATACCAATAAACTAATCATCGGTATAACGACAGCTGGTGATGATGGCACCGGGTTTTGCGCGCAACGACTCGAATATTGCCGTAAGATTATAAACGGCACCGTTCGTGACGACGCGTATTTTGTCTTTATCTGTTGCGCAGATAAAGACGCCGACGGGAATATCGACTTTACGAATCCTGTTGTGCATCAGATGGCAAACCCGAATTATGGAGTAACTATTCGCCCGGACGATATTTTGAACGACTCACTTCAGGCGCTGAACGACCCGCAGCAGAGAAAGGATTTCCTCGCTAAATCTTTAAATATTTTCTCTGCAAAGGTAAACGCATATTTCGACATCGAAGAATTTAGACGTTCAAACGCCGCGGCTGAGGTCGCGCTCGGTATAGACCCGGCATGGCCGCTGCAGAAAAAACTGCAGCATCTGGCCGGGCTGAAGGTAGACTGGTTCGGCGGTGCCGAC